GGAAGAGAATTAAGGATTTCTCTTAAATAGGGCAGTTTTACATCTTACCGAGGATGTTTATTTTCTTTTTGTTTTTCTCCAGAAAACAAAAGTCTATCTTATTTCTAAGTATGTAGCGAAATAAAATAGAGAAACAAAAGGAAGCACTCCCAAATTACTTGGGGGCAGCCTTTTTAGGTGCAGGAGCTTTTCTTTTTCGGGGGGGTCTTTTACGAGCAGGGCGAGTAACACCGGGATTCTTGGAGGCAGCAGCGTTTCCAGAAATCACTACAGGGGGACGAGTAGCGACTTTTTCAACAACCTTAGTAAGCCTCGAAATATCACGACCTTCCTTAGTCTGAGTTTCCTCAGCAGGACCAGTCAAACGGTGAACAACACTCTTCATAATTGGAAAGACCTGGGTGATTGCATTATACAACCACTCTCCTAAAAAGTTTTCGTCAACAGGAACACCCACAGGTTGCTCACGCAACATTCTAGACTTAATTTCAAAGTATTCAGCACAATATTCCGCACACGGCTGGGCAGCCAGGGAAAAATCAGCTTCATCAGGACTAGGAAATCGTTCATAGATGTAACGTACACGGAGCAAACCTGTGTGGTTGACATTCAAACCAGTTAAGAAAATTCCTTTTGTGTTATAAGGGACCATATTCCAAATTTGAGCAGGGGAATTGGTACGAACAGTAGCCCCAGCAGGGGCAGAAGCAGTTCCACCAGTGATAACATCTGCAGCGGCAGTAAAAATCCTGACTCCTTGAGAAAAATCATTCATAAAAACTACAGGCTGGGTATCATCAACTGTTTTTGCAGGAATCTCGGCTTCAATTGCGTTAAACACAAGATAAGCACCTTGCTCAGCCTTCCAACCTACAGTTCCAGCAAGAAGATTACATTCTTGAGGAGTTTCGGGAGGCCTGCGGAGGAGAATGGCGGTTGCACCGCCGGTCGCGGTCACGACACCGACATTCGGAGTAGCATATGAAATAAACGACTTTGCTTCAAAAGCATTAGTGGGTTGTTCATAGCATCTCAACGAACCGGAACGGTACAAAGGGGCAGTAGTATCATAATACTCCATAGCCCATCCAATGAGACGCCCGACACCTTTTGAATAAGTATCAGGCATTCCAAGACCAATAGCCTGGCCATTTCCGACATCATCCGCTCTAAAAGGACCGAGCGAATTACCATCATTACCTCTCCAGACTGAAACTGAAGGGTACCGAACTAGGGTATTCCTAGGCACAGTAGGAAACTGTGCATAGTTTCCCCACAGATCAGCACCCAAAGCAGCATTCAGTCCGCCAGTAAAGGGGTCAGCAGTCCAGGGATTGTTATGGATGTGCATACTCCAATTGCTAGCTTGGCCAGCAGGAGCGGAGATCTGGAGCTCCTGTGTTATCACAGAAGTCATAGACTTACCTTGTTTTGCATCGGGTAATCCATTAAGATGGGGTTGAGCACCATCAAAAAAAGGATCACAGGTCATAACCAAGCACGCAGCAGCATCATCAGGCATGCATCTCTTATCAGAGAGTGCATGAATAAGCTTTTCATTTTCGCCAATCTTCGACATAGCGACTTTAAAGCCAACCACCTCCTAGTTTAAAGAAGTATGAATGGAAAAAAGGGGAAATGAAAAGCGAACTCAAAAGACTCAACAGGAAAAGTTCCCCAGGACACCACCTGGAGGAACATCCGACATGAGATTCAAGGAAGAATAGGAAAAAGATAACCTATCCCCACTCTCATCAGGCTCATCCGCAGAGAGCTCAGGTCGTTGCTCCCAACCCAAATGGTAGGAGAGCACTTTTCGAGGAGTAAAAGAATCAAGGGAATTTGCAGAAAGAACTTCAACAAACGCTGGGTCATTAGAACTTTTATGAATAAGGTAATGAACATAATGAGAAAGAACATCAAAAACGACATCATCTTTATAAGACAAGAGAGTCAATTGAAGAACCTTCATAAAATGTTCAACCGGGGTAAGTTCATTATTGAGACCAACACGAGTTATGGAAGCACAAACTTTACCAATGCGAGGATATGGGATGTAGCGAGCAGTATCTGGATCGAAAACACAGAAACTTCCTAAAAATTCATGATCAGGATGAACATGATTAACAACCTTTGTGACTAACACAGAAGAAGGTTTGATAACCATACCATATAGAGCATAAATCTCTGTTTCAAGGGAGGCGAAAGATTCAGTATCTAAACCGAAATATTCCAAATTTATTCCTCCAAGCTTATCATCACTATATAAATAAACAAGGGCATTGTAAAGAATGTCATCAAGGCAGGGGTACTCAGCATACTTGCGGTAAAATGCAACTACTAGCAAATGAAGAACAATCACTAGATGCAAAATAGAATTATCGGAAGCAGTATTATTCCCACCTGAGTCATTTCCAGTTACTCTAATGTAAACAGATCCATCAGGAAGAAGAATTGTAGGATGTACAGTATGAAAAACAGTATCATTAACAAAATCTTGAAAGACATCAGGGTATTTGAGCCCCCGCAGACGCAAATCATAAACAGGTTCGAGATATGCAACTCGATCCCATCCAGAGGCATCACTTTGAACAACATGGGTAAAGTTTTCAAGAGCTTGTACAACTCTATGAAAACCACCATATTGTTTAGTCATTCCATATTGGATCCACTTGCGAGTGGAAGATTTAATAATATTAGCATTTTGCTGATCAAATAAAAATTTTTGTTTACACACCTTATCAAGAGGTGCTCCAAAGGTAGTCCGAAGCTTATGACGAGCAAGATCGGACAATGTAAGAAATTCATCTTTGGAGTTCACAGTATCTAAGGGAATATAATCAAGTCGACTAACCAGATCCTTAAAAATGGGAGATTCAAAAGCAGAAGCTTTATCTCGAAAACCATATGAAGTATAAGGATATCCAGCAGAAGCGGAGAGATTAAATTCTGAAAGTCGTTTCGGATCAATATCCAGGGTTACAGTAAGATCATCTTTTAACATTTGCCAAGCCAATTCCATTGCATGGAAGTAAGCAGGATCATTAACAGAGGGAGTAACACAAGGAACATCACACTTAGCTATCGACGCCTTAAGATCAGCGAGGACAGGTCGAACACGTTCACAATCAGATTTAGCATAAACAGGAGAACAATCTACAATATTCTCATCAACAAATGCAGCAAATTCAGGACACATTTTCACGGTATAATTGGGTCCACTAACGGCTACAGGAACACTCCTACTCGGGAGTTTACCCACAGGTACCAGATGTTTGAACTCTGGTACGGGTAGGGGCTCAAGCTTATAATAGCCAGTGCCTAAGCCCCCTTCCAAGTCAGAGCAAAGTCAATGCTGTTTTGTGATCCACTGCACAAGCAGTGAAGTCACAATTAACCAGCGATTTCCTTTGTTTTCACCATTAGTGCCCACATGAAAGCCCATAGGACCTTGAGGGGAATAAATTGGAGCACCACAGTCTCCAGGGCGAGAATCAGCCCAATAAGTGGATTCCCCATCAGAACTGGGGGGAGTAAATCTCTGAGTGGAAGATGCATACATCTTTCCATCGCGGTCAACAAACATAGTTCCCGATCCGGGCAACTCGTAAGGACCCAAAGTACAAGGGGTGAGATGCGGAAGGATAGAGGTAAAGCCAGGGGCTTCTACCAAATCAACAACGGCAAGGTCAACTTTTTCATGAACTTTAAAAGCTTTCACAGGGATATCTCGCTGAATTCCTTTCACTTCAAGAGTGAATGTAGCAAATTTACCACGGAGGGCAGAAACGACAAAATGTTTAGGAACAACAATAAAGGGTTTCTTCTCAAATTTCCAAATGGAGAACCAACCAATAAAATCCCCCCCAAGGAGGACTTTACCTTGTTTAGTGATTCTCTCATCATTAGTAGCAACTACACAAGGGCATGCGACTTTCGCTTCAAGAAAGTCAATGCCTTGAACAGCTTGTGTATATTTTGCTTTATCCATTGAGGTCCGGGGATTTAAATTGCGAGCAACTTTCCATTGAAGGTAAGCTGTACGGAATTGAGATCCAGAATTGAGCTGTTTTTTAGCCAATCTCTGACGACACCACTCCAAGAAGGCAAGATCGTCTTCAACGGAGAACTGGGTTCGAGCTGGAACCTGAACGGCTTCAGCTGTGCTTAATTTTGAAGGAGTCAAGGCAGAAGGAGGCAGAACCGTGGATTTCTCCAAAGCTATTTTCTGCGATTCAATAACCTTCGCCTGATCTTGTAATTGTTTTTTTAGCGCAATAAATTCAGCACTCTCTGTTATCAGAGTTATTGGTTTTTGTTTTTCAGCAGGAACTCTAAGTTCAACTGCACGCATGCGTTTCCGGGATGCCATGCGGGCTTCATAAGAAGAAAGAGATTCTTCCTTTCCAACACGACGGTTAGAATTACTTTTATAATTCCAAGCATCATCATCAGGATGGTCAACTCCGTAGTCGTCCCACATATCCTGAAAATAAGATTTAATGCGGAAAGTTCCATCATCAGAGTCCCAATAATAATCATCATCATTATAGGCATCAAGGAAATCTTGAAATTCATCATTATCAAAATAACCCACTCTTTTAATTTCATCTTCAATAAAGCGATCCAACCAAGTAAAAAAAGAACCAACATTTTGATCACCCCACCGCACATATTGATCAGCGGCATAGGCATAAGATGGAAGAACTTTCTTATTTCCAGACTTGGATGGCTTAAGCCCTCTCATGGGCTTAGAACCTTTTCTACCGCCAGCATTATTGCGGGCAGTCTTCTGTTTTCCTTTGCCTCCACGAGGCATCTCAAAAGAATGGCCTTTACGTTTTCGTCTTGCAGACTCACGATCCGTTTCAGTATTTCGATATTGAAAAATCAAAAAACCCAAAATCATAATAAAAGCTATAAATAAGACATAATGGGATACCCCAGACATATTTTCAAAAGCTTTTTTAAGCTTTGTTTTTACATCAGGAATAAAATCTTTCCAAGAACTAGAAAGAGAGGCTTTAGGGAGAGGATCATCATCCTCAATGAAGATTTCTGAAGCATCTTCACCAACAGGCTCCTCCACAGATTCATCATCTAATGGAACAGGTGGAATAAATTCATTCGGCTGAGTCCATCCAGGGGTTTCACCAGCGGAAGATTTTCCCTCAGTACTAAAAGTATACAGAAATGAGCCAGGTTGCACAGAGGCAGCAGAAATATTTTTAGAAACATATTTCGCATATCCTTTAACTGAAATAGGAGTTGAATCCAAATTATAATAGAAGCAAGGGTGTAATTCTTTAAAAATTCCACAACTTGCACACTTATCAGAGTCATAATTCTCACTAAAATCAGCCTCATTGCCTTGACAGCCACGAGGTTGAGAATGTGCATTGGCATGATTTCCACATTTTCCACAAAATGAATCATGAGGAACATATCTGCAATCAGAAGCCTTACAGGCTTTAGGAGCAGCAGGGGGATACTCAACAGATCCTTTTACAAAGGGTTGAGCTTTTTTTGGATCTTCAAAACCCTTGTAACCAAACTGAGTTACAATAATTCTAAAGAAATTATATGTTGAAGACATGGAACTGGTAACACTTTTCAGAACTCCAGGATCGAGTTCAGAAGTAACCATAGCAACAGTGCTATTAAAC